ACATAAGTTTTGAACTGTTCAATGGTGGTATGCTCAAAGTCATTCTCAGTAATACCAAACAACTCAAATACTTTAAGATGTTTCTCAATAGCATCTAAGTCCTGTTGTGCATGGATAGATGTGATATCCTCAAACTGTTGCACTGTTAACTCCTTCAATTGATTAGGAATTTCTTTGTCTAAAATTTTTACCATAGATTTTAATTTTTAACAAATATAACACTATTTACAATATAGGCATGGATAGACCTGTCTATAAGATAACAATAGATCCTGAGTACTCTGATGGAGAGGACTTAGGGATTGAAATGATTGCCTTCACTGCCAAGCCTGCTATTAAGGTAAAGGGTATGGCATTCAATCAAGCTACTCCAATGACCTTTAAGGATGACATTAAGATGCGTATTGTGGCACCTGCTATGATACCAATGTCAATCTATCGTAGAGATGAGGATGGCACTGAGTATGATGTGCTATTCACAGAGGAGGTCATTGAGTCTATTCATGCTAAGTTCATGCAGAACCTACAGAACAAAGATATCTTTAACTTAGAGCATGAGGCAGAGGAGAAAGTTCCTGCTTACATCCTTGAGGCTTGGATAGTTGAGAACCCTAAAAAGGACAAAGCATTCACTACCTATGGTATTGAAGTACCTAAGGGCACATTGATGCTAACAAGTCAAGTAACTGATAAGGAGTACTATGATAGCCTTGTTGAGTCAGGTCAAGTAGGTTACTCTATTGAGGGATTCTTAGGACTTAAACTATCGGAATTATTAAAACTAAATACAATGAAGTTACCTGATGGAGAACATCTGATCGAGGATAAAATCTATGTCGTAAAAGATGGAGAAGTTATCGAGATTAAGGATGCACCTGCTGAAATGGCAGAAGAACAAATGGCAGAGGAGCCAGCTGTTGAGGAGGAAGCTGAGACTACAGTTGATGAGGCTGCTGAGGATGTACAAGAGGAGGAGGCAGATGCTGCCGCTGAGGATGTTGAGATGGCAGTTGATGTTACTACTGATGCTGAGGCTGTACTTGCAATAGTATCACCTGTGATTGAGGAGCAAGTTAATCAACTACTTGCTATCATAGCTGACCTTAAGAACCAAATGGAGGAGTACTTAGCTCCAAGAGATGAGGAGATTGAGGTTGAGGCTAAGAACCAAAAGATGAGCTCAAGAGAGCTATTTAAAGAATTTGTAAAATTTTCAAAAACCAAATAAAATGAACCGCAATTTAAAATTTAATTTAGAGGTTGAGACTAACGCATTATTGTGTGCCAACCCTGATGAGTTCTACTCAAAAGCATATCTTCAATCAGAGGATATTGCATCTAACTTTCGCTCTTTACCGGGCATTAAGTCTAAAACTAAGTTAGCCAATGTAACTTTTGGTAACATCTTACAAGCATCTACTTGTAATTTCACTGCTCCTAATGATTCATTAGATGCAGTTGATATCGATGTATGTCCTTTGTCAGCTATGGCTCAATTATGTCAGTTTGACTTAGAGCAATCATTCTTAGCATTGCAAATGGCAAAAGGATCTAATGGTGATTTCACTGTTGCATCTTTTATGTCATACTACTGGAATGAAATGGCAATGACTATCGGCCAAGATATCGAGTTGTTGAGATGGCAGGGTAACAGTGAGTCTGAAGATCCATTATTGTCTTTATGTACTGGATACTTATTTCCAATGTTCTATGATACAGATGTTGTAGGTTTATATGATGGTGCTATTGATACATCAAATGTACTTGACCAATTGAGTGCTGTACTTGCTGCTGCTCCTTCAACTATTAGCAGAAGAAAATCAGAGTTAAGATTTTATGTATCTACTAATGTAGCTAACGCTTATGAGCTTGCTGCTGCACAAGGTAACACTTTGACTTATGTTACTACTCCATTAGGTTTAACATTCTTAGGGATCAATGTAGTTGTTTGTGAAGGGATGCCAGATAACACTATCTTGTTGACTTTGAGAAATAACCTTATCTATGCATTTGATGCAGAGGGTGATGACAAAGCATTGAAAGCTGTTAACTTATCTGACACTGTAGCTGAGCCTTATTTGAGAACTCGTGCTAACATGAAAGTAGGATTCCATTATGTTAACCCTGCAGAGATAGTATTGTATAACGCATTCTATATCTAAAATATAACGGGGGTAGAAATACCCCCTATTTTAAAACATTAAAAAACAACTAAAATGAGCTGTGCAACTTTAGAAACAATTTTAAAAAGCTGTGACAATAACTCAGGAGGTATCTATAAGTTCTATGTAAACCAACAAGATAACATCCAATCTATCTCTACAGATGAGACAGGAACTAATTGGATTGTTGATGGTATTACATTTATACCTACAGCTGACCCCTTCATTGAGTTAGAGTTCAGAAGAAACGTATCCTCATTTACAGAGGACTCTGCTATTGATTTAATTAATGGCTCAAGCTATGTAACTGCAACTATCAATTTGATGTTCCATAGAAGAGATCAAGAGAAATCAAAAGCTATTAAAGTATTAGGAGCAGGACAACAGTACTTAGTAGGTATTGTTGAGGATGCTAATGGTAAATATTGGTACTTCCCATTTTTGCAATTATCTGCAACAGGTGAAGGATCAGGAACTACAAGAGCAGATGGCTCTAAGTACAGTGTGACACTTGTAGCTGAGAATGAGTTTTTGGCTTATGAGGTTGATGCTACTATCATACCAAGTCTCCTTTAATCTTGCCATAGATTATAAACTAAGAGCCTCACTTCGGTGGGGCTTTTTTAATAATTATTTCTTTGAGATACAATATAGGTATGATATATCTTGAGAAGGATACAGTTAACACCTTTGTGTTGACACTTACAGAGGTTACAACAATCTCCAATCCTTACTATTTATTTGAATTTGAGGATGAGTTTGACACTACAGCTAACCCTATCTATTGGCAGGGAGTTGATAGTTCCTCATGGCCTTCAAGATATAACCTATTTACTATCGATGAGCCTACTGATATAGACTTTATTAAGGGACAATACAGATATAAAGTTTATGAGAGTCCTACTCCAACAGTTGATCCTACAGGATTGACTATGATAGAGGAGGGCCGCATGGTAGTGGCAGGGATACAAACTAATTCAATCTATGACTAATGGCATGGTATAACAGATTTATAGGCAGCAAGCCACAAGCAACAGAAGTAGTGGAGGGATATCAGTCCTTCTCTACTCCATTTCAAAAGGTAGGTGGAGCTAACCTATCACTCCCTTATGTTAATGGCCGCTATCAGATAGCAGGATACATCCCATTTGGGCAGGATAATCTCTATCCAGAGTTACTTAATCAACTATATTACTCATCACCTTTGCATGGTGCTATCGTTGACTTTAAGACTAACTCAGCAACAGGTGGAGGATACACTATTGAGACTGAGAAAATGTCTCAAGAGGATAAGCTTAAGTTATATACCTTTGAGAGAAAGCTCAAGTTAGGTAAAACAATCAGAGCCATAGCTCAACAGTTGATAGTTCACCATAGAGTGTACTTCAAACTATGCTACAATAAGAAAGGAGAGATATATAAAGTTGAGAACATCTCACCTGAGAGAGTTAGAGTGTCAAGAGATAAAGAAACATACTTCCTTTGTGATGATTGGACAGCTCGAATTGATGTGAGAGAGATTAAAAAGTATCATCCTACTAATACTGACCTTGAGCAACTATATTGCTATGAGTTAATGACATTAGGCCAGGAGTGGTATCCTTTGCCTCAATACACATCTGCTTTGAACTTTGCATTTTTGAGTGGTGAGCTAAGTTACTTTGCTAAGAGTAACATTCAAAACTCAATATTCCCATCCTTTGCTATGATGTTCCCTAAGAGACCACAGTCAGAGGAGGAGAAACACATGATCAAGCAGACCATTGACAGGTTGAAAGGTGCAGCTAATGCAGGTAAGGCTGTTGCATTCTTTGCTAATAATCAAGATCAGTTACCTAAGATTGAAAGCCTACCAACTAACAGCAATGATAAGTTGTTTCAAGAGGCATCAAGCCTTAACACTGAGCAGATATGCTTTGCTCACACAATAGATCCCATCCTTATGGGGGTTCGCACTCAAGGATCTCTTGGATCAGGCAGTGATATCAAGCAGGCTTATGTTGTATTTGAAAAGAATGTAGTCATGCCATTGAGGAGACAAGTTGAGGAGATAGTTAATGAGATAATGACCATTGCTAAGATACCGGGCAAGTTCTCAATTAACAACTTCCAGATAATTAATGAGACCATCATTGAGCTTGAAGGTGATACCTCTAAGACATCAGATGCTTTGAACTCATTAAGTCCATTGGTAGCTACTAAGGTACTTGAGAGAATGACACCTAATGAGATAAGAGCTCTTGCTTCACTACCTCCGATTGAGGGAGGTGATGTTATACAAACAGAAACACCTGCAGCACCATGATATACTTTATAACAGAGACCTATTTAAAGACTAACACACCTATCACAGCCAATGTTGATGTGACAGATGTTACTCCATATATAGCAACACAGGCACAGCTCAGAGTTATGCCTATCTTAGGCACTACGTTCTACAACTATCTACTAACTAAGTACAATGCTCAGACATTGACTAATGATGAGGAGGCACTTGTGGCATACATTCAACCTGTCATAGCTTGGAGAAGTGCAGAGGATGCTGTATTTGGCTTGACATATCAACTTAAAAACAAAGGACTGCAGACTCAGTTTGGGGATTTCTCAAGCTCAGTAACTCGATCAGAGGTAGCCTTTGGGATGGAGCACTATGCACAAAAGGCTTCATTCTTTGAGACCAGGTTAACAAGATACTTGATAGCTAATAAGGACTTATATCCTGAGTTCACAGCAGAGGTGAACAGAGATACTGACCTAAGACCTATGATTGATGCATGTAATTGTAATTGTGTAGGGCAGTGCCATAGTGGTTGTCCATGTGGAGGAATGAGAGAGAACGGATATAATAACAGCATATTGATTTTGTGATGGGGTTTAATGAGATAGCATTTACAGTGATAACAATACTCATATCCGGCATAGGGTATTTTTTAAAGAGTTTACATAGTGACTTAAGAAGTGTTATGAAGGAACAAAAGGATATCATTGAGACTCAAGGAAGGCTCAAAGGCAAGATTGAACTTGTTGATAATGAGGCAAGGTTTAAATATGAAGCCATTGAGAAAATGACACAACTTGAAATCAAGCATCTTGCTGAGCAGATAAGTGAGCTCACTCAATCAGTAAAGAAACTAATAGAAATAAATTTAAGATGACATTAACACAAAGATGGAACGCTCCCACTCCAAAATTCTGGAAGAGAGTACAACAAGCAGCCATTACAGTGGGTGCAATAGCAGGAGTTATCCTTGCTGCACCTATTACACTACCTGCAGCGGTCATAACTGTGGCAGGATATGTGGCAACAGCAGGAACAGTAGCAGCAACACTATCACAATTAACAATAGAAACCAATGAAACTAACAACTAATTTTAACCTGTCTGAGTTTAACAAGCATGGATTTGTGATCTCAGATACAGTATTTCAAAACATCTTTGCACTTGCTAAGAATTTACAAGTGTTGAGAGATGAGGTAGGGAAGCCTATCAAGATTACAAGTGGATATAGATCACCTGAGCACAATGCTAAGGTAGGTGGAGTGAAATCATCTAAGCATATCACAGGTGAGGCAGCTGACTTTAAGATTGCCGGCATGACACCCAAAGAGGTGGCCGCTGTGATTGAGAAACTTATTGCAGCAGGTAAGATGGAAGAGGGTGGAATTGGTATCTATAGCACCTGGGTGCATTATGACCACAGGAATGTTAAAGCACGTTGGAGTAAATAATATATTATGGCAAAGAAAGTAGGCAGACCTAAAAAAGTACAGGTTAACATTGAAGGTGATAAGACAGATGTTATCATCCAAACAAATAAGGCAGAGATAGAATACCACAAAGATGGCACTAATCATGAGCTTGATTATGATGGTAAAAAAGTAGATGTTAACATAAAAAAAGATGAGACAGGAACTAAGGTAACTGTGGAGTCAGAAAATAAATTCCTTAAAGCTATTGCGACATTAGCATCTAAGTTTGTTGTAAAGCGATTTAAGAAATCTAAATAAACCCTTTATACATATAGCTTTTTAGCTCACTTAGGTGGGCTTTCCTTATTTAGAATCATTATAAATTACGCTAATTATTTGCATATATAAAAAAACTTACTAACTTTGTTCTATAAATAATAAACAAAACAGTATGAAAACAGAATTTATCAAAGAATGCGACACTTGTTGGGGGTCAGGTTCAGTATTAATTAGCAGTGCTTATGAGCATCCATCTCACAGTGAGTCTGATATTTGTAATGAGTGTAGAGGTGAGGGTAAATACCTTGACTATGAACTATTAACTGAGCGTGTTGAGGATGTTGAGTGGATGATTGAGGGCATGTTGACTCGAATTAGATTGACATCTGATACTTTAAAAGATTTGAGCAGAGGAATGTTCTATGAGTTACTTCCTAAGTATAAGCATAGACTTAATATTCAGTCAAGAGCTCTTGCAAGATTAGAACTTTATTTGTCAAACCTTAAAACTTATTAATCATGACAGAAGATCAAAAGGCTGTGAGAGACGTTTTAGTGTTCTCTGCTGCATTATTAGCTATCACTTTTGTGTTGATGTATATCGGAGTAGTAGGATAGCATGAGAGAGCCTAAAATCAACTTAGCAATTATCAGTTACTGGGATAACTTTGATATAACAAGATACAATAACTATTTAAAAGTATTAAAAAATGTGGACAATACACTATCGAGGATACATGGGAGGAGCTTGGAGGATATTAAAAAAGACTGTGCAAGCAGACTCAGAATGGGAGGCTCGCAGAATGAGCAACCTTTGGGAGAAACTAATCATTAAAATTGAGAGAGTATGAACTTAGATGATATCATAAGAGAAAAATTCCCTCACATGAGAACCATTGACCTTGCTAATGAGCTTGGACTTAAGTACTGCACTGTGGCAAATAAAGCTCATAGAATGGGATTGCATAAGTCAAAAGAATATCTTGCATCTGAAACATCTGGTAGACATAATTTAATTGAAGGAGGCAAAGCATATAGATTTACAAAAGGTAATAAACCTCACAACAAAGGAGCTAAGATGCCGGAACATATCTATGATAGAGTTAAACCTACCATGTTTAAAAAAGGTAGCAAGCCACATAACACACAACCTGTTGGAACTATCAATTTTAGAACTGACAAAGAGGGCAGGACTTATGCATACATCAAGATAAAAGATAGTGATTGGAGGCTGATGCATAGAGTGGTGTGGGAGGAGCATAATGGGTCAATCCCTCCTGGTCATGTTGTGAGGTTCAAAGATGGCAACACAATGCATTGGGATATTAATAACCTTGAAATGATTGACATGCGTAATAACATGGATAGGAATACCATACAAAGATTTCCTGTTGAGATACAGGAAGTAATTAAATTAAATAGTAAACTTAAAAAGAAAATCAATGGCACGAAACAAAATCAATGATCTTAGAGATCACTTATTCTCAGCATTAGAGAGATTGGATAATGATGAGCTCACAATGGAGGAGCTTAATAAGGAAATTGAAAAGGCACAGGCAGTGGCAACAATTGGATCTGTTATCATCCAGAGTGCAAAGATTGAGGTTGATTACATCAAGGCCACCGGCATGATTGAGTCAAGCTCTGAGCTATTCAAAGGTATTAACGAACAAAAGAGATTATCATGAGAACAGCATTACAGCAAGCATTTGCAAGATTAGAGGAGTTACATCCATCACTGTTTGACATACACACTGAGAAGGGCAGAACATTTGTCAATGAGTTTAGTAAGTTTTTAGAGGTGGAGAGGGAGCAGATATTAGATTCGAGACTTGATGGTTTCAAAAATTCAGCGGAAGGATGGAATGGTGAATATCCATTTGAAGGAATGACAGATTATTACATTTCATTAGACATTAAAAATGATGATTATTACAATGAAACCTTTAAATCAGAATAGAATGAAAACAGCAGTAGAATGGTTAAAAATGTTTATTAGAAAATATATCTATTGCAACCATAAATTTATATATGTTCATAGCACACATTGTTATAAGTGTAATAAAAAAGTAAGATTAACGTGGAATGAATATTGGAATAAAAACCTTTAAATCAGAATAGAATGGAAGCATTAACACCAAAACAAAAGAAAAAAGTGCAGCAAGTTTGTATTGCATTGGATGCCTTAATTTATGTAACTAAATTTAATTGATATGAAAAAACAAAACTTAGAAATGCTACAGCTACTTGAAAGTATAGAGGTAATGCTGCAAAATGGTAACTCAATACACCCAGACTCAGTCATTAGAGGAGCTATTCGCATAGCAATAGGAATGGATCAGTATGGAATGCCAGATGGATTAGACACTCCAGAGAAACATGAGCAGTATTTGAAGGATATAGGTTTAATTAATATAAAAAAATACAGAGTATGGCTTGAGGATGCCCTTGAGGAGGAGTTGGGATTTTGGTGGTATTGCTACCTTGATGGTAATGGATGCCTGCAAGATTACAACTATCCAGATGATATGCCAGATACATTAGAATGGTTTATTGAAAATGGTTATAAATTAGAGGAGGTGACAAATGGTTGAAGAGGCAAAAATGGCAATATTTACTTTTGCAATGGGATTTTTAATAATTGGAATAGGATTAATTTATAATTACTTTAACGAAAAATGACTGACATAATACAATACATTGAGGATAATGACCTCAAAGCGCGCCACAGATATAGACACTACACTTACAAGCGTTTCTATCTTTACAACCTACTCAGAGAGGAAGGACTTACACTGTATGAGATAGCAGCAATGTTTAACAGAGATCATGCAAGTGTGATACATGGACTTAAGACTCACCATGATCTAATCTCAATTAAGGATAAAATATACCTTGACTATATTGAGGAGCTAATGTTAATCTTTGAGAATTATAATGAAGATCATAACCTTGTTGATGACATAATGAACTGTTTTTGTTTAAAACAATTACGAAAAATTAAGTTCAGAATTAAGAATAATCTATACAAAGAATTAAATTTGTAGTCCATACTGTTTTGATTAATTATTTGTTTGACCCTTCTGGCACTGCTGGAAGGGTTTTTTTGTAGGTGTAAACCACTGTAAACAGTTTACAGTTAAAGTGTAAACTAAAAACGCTGTAATTAACTGAAAATCAAATCAATAATTCAAATTTACTGTAAAGTTTACAATATTTAGGTTATCAGTTTTTATTTTTACTCAGCAGAAAAAAAATAATTTTTCAAAAAAGTGTAAAGTTTACAGTTGAAACGCTCTGAAACCCCCGTCATTACTGAAAAAATGACTCAAAAAGGTTTACAGTAAAAGTTTACAGTAGTTTACAGTTAATAAGTTTGTTAATAATGTTTATAAAGTATCTAATTATCTATTAAAAATATGTTTAATTTTGTTCAAGGGGTTGTCGGAGGCATCCACTTAAAAGGTTCACGCTGCCTTTCCCCCTATTTTTTAATTAGCGTGGTTTAAATAGCGTAATATGATTACAAAAGATTATCTTAAAAAATTAGCAGGCTTAGGTTATAGCATAATACCTTGTGATGCTACAAAAAAGCCTCAAGAGTTAAAATGGACTGAGCAACAATGTAAGACTGCAGATGATATTGATAAACTCAATGCACCTCTTTATGGTTGCAGAGCAGGATTCAATGATGTTGAATGTATTGATGTTGATCTCAAAGTACTTCCATCCCTTCCAGATAGACAAAAATGGTGGGATGAGTATATATCATTCCTAAGAGATAATATCTCAGACTTTGATGAGAAGGTAGTCATTGCTAAAACAATGAAGGATGGCTATCATATCATCTATAAATGCACAGCTCATAGTGGTAATACTAAGATAGCCAAGCTTAAAGGAATGAAGGAGGCTATTATTGAATCAAGAGGCAGGGGTGGACAGTTTATCCTGTATGGTAACTTTTATGGTATGAATGAATACCATGATATTAAGTACATTACAGAGGAAGAGAGAGAGATTATTTGGTCTATTTCGAGGACTTACAACTATATTGAAGAGGTTAACCTGGATAAACCTACTAAAAAAGAATATAAGGTTAATGATAATGAGATAAGTCCTTGGGATGATTATAACAATCAAAGCAACACAATAGATCTTATATCAGATGAGTTTAATATTGTAAGAAACACTACTAAGAATTACATCATAAGACGGCATGGAGCTACTTCACCTCACTCAGGATATGTGTATAAAGATAGTGGATGTATGTATCTATTTAGCACAGGAACAAACTATCCTGCTGAGAAGTTATTAAGTCCATTTGCTATCTATGCTCATAAGTATCACTTTGGTAGCTTTAAAGAGGCTGCAAATGACTTATATCACAAAGGCTATGGAACTCGAAGAGTGCCAAAAATTGATATAGAGGATAGACCTACAGTTGACCTTGATAAGTTGACATTTCCTATCGATATATTTCCTGAGAATATTCAACTCTACATCCTTGAGAGTGCTAAAACATTAGGTCTATCTATTGATTACATGGGTAGCTCATTCCTTTGGCTATTATCAGTGATAGTTGGTAACTCATTGAAGCTCGAAGTTAAGACAGGATGGGTTGAGAATGCAACAGTTTGGATCTCATTAGTAGGTAAAGCAGGGATAGGTAAGACTCCAAGCATTAACCAAATGATAAGACCATTGGAGGTGATTAATAATACTCACATAAGACGTTATATCAAGGAATATTCTAAGTGGGTAGAGTATGATAAAAAAGATAAAAAGGATAAGGAGCACTCAGAGGAGGTAAGAAAGCCTAAAAAGACTCAATTTATAGT